CCCCCGGAAACTGCCGAGCGGCTGAGGGCCATCGCCTTCGGGGAAGCGTCGCCGCATACGGCCCCGGCGGTGACGCTGGAAATCCCGGACGCGGTTATGGCCGACCTGCTCCGGCCAAAAGCAGAACAGGCGCACGGAAAATGACCGAAACAAAAAAATGACCGAAACAAAAAAGCACGGTGGCGTCCGCACCCCCGGCCCCGGCAAGTCGCTGGGGCGTCCGCCCAAAGGCTCCGAACCCCTCTCCGAAACCGCCCTCTACCTCCGCCTCTCCCAGCGGCAGGCCGAATACCTCAGCCTCGTGGCCGTCGTCAAAATGGACACGCAGGACGTCGTGAGACAGGCACTGAACGAGTTCATAGACCGACAGACCGGAGGGCAGGCATAGCGCCTGCCCTCTTTCTCACGTCTTAGCCTGGGGCGCGGTGTATCCCCGTGGCGGCCTTGCAGCGGCGGGCAATTCGGCGTCCGGCGTGTCCAGCAGACGGTTCATCTCGCCCATGTCCTTGACCGGGTGCATGGAGCCGACGCGAAAAGAGCCGTACCCGCGCTTGTAATACATCTGCCGCTGGCTGTCGTCGTGCTTGCCCTGCCCGCCCGCGTCATATGCCTTGTGATCGTCAAAGACGACGGTGTGATAAGGCGCGCTGTTATCCTGCATCCAGGCCCCCTTGCGCTCCATCGCAGACGACTTCATCGTGATCTTGTTGTTGACGTTGGAAACCATCGTCTTTAGCTCAATCCCGTGCGTGATGACGCCGCCTTTGGTCACGATTACGTCCACCGGCTCGTTGTCGCGCAGGGACAAGCCCTTGCTGCCGTCCACCGACACGCCGGACGCTAAAACAGGCTCGTTGTGCTCTTCGCTGTACCGCTGGATGTCCGCGCCGACGTATTTAGCAGACTGCTTGGCGAGCACGGACTTAGCGGACGGTGACGGCGCAGACTCGGCAACCTCACCGTGCCCGTCGCCGTGACTTTCGTTGCCGTCGACCATCACGGCATGGCCGTTGATCGTCACTCATTGCCCGCCGTGACTTTCGCCGTCGTGACTTTCGCCGTCGGACTTGGCGGCCCTCTTCGGCGGCAGGGTCGGCTGCTCGGTCGGCGCGGGCAGAGCCGGGCTTGCAGGGGGCAACGCAGGGACACCCGGCCCCCCGCCGGTATTGCCTACCGTCCCGTTATTGCCTACCGTCCCGTCGAAGCCGCCCGACTGGGGCGGCGCGATGTCAGCGTAGAAGACATCCGCCTCGGCGTCGCCTTCGGTCGGCTTCATCCCGATCTCGGCCCGCGCCTCGCTCCGGGACAGCAGGTCCGCCTGGAAGTCCTGGCGCGCCCGCGTGTGGAGCGCGTCGGCGTCCTCCTGCAAGGCCCGCACCTGCGAGGTGTCGAAGCCGACCACGCACCGGGCCGCCTTCGGGTAGCTGCGGCGCAGGAGCTGGCGCGTGAGCTGCCGTCCGAGCATCCGCTGCGTCGGCAGGAGGTTGTTCTGCCACGCCGCCGCCTGGGCCGCCTCCATGTTGCTGTAGGTGCTGTGTTCCAGCCCGATATTCAGGTTGACCACCTGGGGCGGGATGCCCATGACCGCGCAGATGCGGGCCTCGGGGTACTTGCGGATCACGTCCAGCGCCATTCGCTCGGGGCTATTGTCGGGAAACGTCACGTCCAGGGCGACGTCCACGGGCAGGATGTCGCCGCGCTTGTCGCCGCGCGTCCGCGCCCGGTATTTCTTGACGAACTCATTCGGATCAAAGCCCGTCGTGCCGGGGTCCTTCGGGCTGACGATGCCGCCAACCGCTCCGAAGTTCTTCAAAACGGCCGCCGTGTAGTTGGTCGCCTCGACGTCGGTGAACACCTCGCGCGTGATGGAGGCGAGCGGGGCCATGCCGAGGCGGGGGTTGTAGGGGTCCACGCCGAACCGGAAGTGAATCACGTCCTCCACGGCCATCTTCTGCCGCTGGCCGTTGACCGTATACTCGTAGCCCGAGATGAAGTCGTTGCCGGTCCAGTAGGGGCGGACCTGAAAGTGGGGCACGTACCACGCTTGGCAGACGCGGCCCAGGCGATCCCGGACCAGGAACCAGTAGGCGTTGCCATTCACGGCGAGGCTGAGGAGCGTCCCCGCCCACAGAACGGTGTCGTCGTAGGCGTCGTTCGGATTTTCCAGCAAGGCCTCGACGCCCCACGGGTCGTCACTCAGGACGGTCAGCTTGCCGTCGTCGTTCTTCTCTTTGAGGCAGGGCGGGGCCTCGGGGAAGGCGGTGATCTGCCAGTTGAGGCAGGCGGCGACGGCGCTGTTCTGCCACAGGTCCCCGGCGAGCGCGGCGTAGTCCGTCTCGGTGCCGGGGAGCCAGCGGTTCAGGCCACCGCCGTAGCCGTATTCGCCCTGGCCGCCTGCGTTCCCGTAGCCGCCCAGCCCGCCGACGCTGCCGATCCCGCCCACAGAGAAGGATTTCGCGGAAGAGAAGGATTTCGCGGAAGAGAAGGATTTCGCGGAAGAGAAGGATTTCGCGGAAAGGCTTTTCGTTTCCGCCACGCCGTCGGCGACCCGGTCCCAGAACGATGTGATCAGGTTAGGCATCAGGCGTTAGAAATCAGGCGTTAGGCATCAGGCGCTGGGCGGGGCTGCCTGCGGCACGGCGGCCTTTGCCCTCCGCTTCGCTCCCACGATGGCGAAGAAGGCGGCAAGAAGAAAAAGCAGCACGACCCCGATGGCGAGCAGGCCGCCCGCGACCGCCAGCAGGTGCAGAAACAGGGAAAGGGCGGTCATGGGCATTTCAGTCGTCTGGGATCAGTCATCCGGGAAGCGAGCCATGCGCTTCCCGGATGACAACATCGTCAGCGCCACGGCGTCGCCGCAGTCCGGCGAACGACGGAGCCGTGCCGAAATGTCTTCCTTGGCCTCCACCCGGATGCCGCTTGGCGTCGGCTTGTAGGTCGGCGCACACAGGTCGGATAGCAACTCGCGGTCGTCAGGCAGGCAGAAGTCGTGCCCGTTCTCAGGGTCCAGCGCCTCGCGCAGCCGCCAGTACATTTCGGCACGGCGGTTCCGCATGACAAACTTGCCGGACTTGTCCGCGTAGCGCTTCGGCTCGCCGCTATCGGACGACCCGACGTTCACCGCGTAGGCGGCCAGTCCGTACCCCACGGGCGGCGGCGAAGAAAGCGACTCATGGGCGGACGCGCCGTACCCGATGGCGTCCACATTAATAAACGCCCCCGGCTGGTACTCCGCCGCCGCCTTCTCCGCCGCGTCCTTGCCTTCGGGCGTTTCGTGGCCGGCGTACTTTTTCAGAGGACCAATCCAGTTGCCGTGCCGCGCGGCGATCACTGTTTTATCCGCGCCCCCGTGGGCGACGTCCACGCCGAGGCACGTCTGCAAAACGGGAGGGGTCGGCGTCTCGCGCCCGCGCTTCATCGCCGCCTGCACCCAGGCCGTTGGGATGATCTGCCACGGGTTGACGGGCTTCTGGCCGGTGAACTTGCCGTACAGGAGCTGCGAGCGCAGAGGCTCCGGCGTGTTCTGGAGCATCCGGCGGTATTCACCATCGGCCTCCAAAAAGCGGTTATCTGAAAGCTTCGCCGGTATGAACGTCCGGGACAGCGGCGTGATGGTTTCAGTCTCACTGTCGGGCGTCAGGTGCTCAAACGGTTTGCCCGATTCGACTTCGGTCTCCACGCCGTCCAGCATGGCGTACCAGCGCAGTTCGCCCGGCAGGGCCGGGTTCGGGTGCGTCGGGTCCAACCACGGGGCAAAAAAGCGGGTGACCCATTCACCCTGTTCGTCGGTCGGCGGGTTGAAAGTCAGCAGGACGCGCCGGCGCTGGCCGGGGCGTGTGGACCGGACCCAGGCGATCACCGAACGGACCTGAGCCTCTAAGAACTCCGTGGCCTCGTCAAAGACCATCGCGTCTTTCGCGCGGCCCTTGAAGCGCTGCCAGTCGTCCGGCTTCATCATGGCCCCGAACTCTAGTGTCCGTCCGCCGGGCAGGGTGAGGGTGAAGTCCGAGCCATTGAAGGCCGTCCGGTATCCCTCGGTTACTTCTTTGGCGCGGCGCGCAATGTCTTTCAGGTCGGCGTAGTAGCGCCGGAAGATCATGGCCCGGTGATGCTGGGTCACTGTCACGCCGACCGCGAGGTCCGACTTACCGCCCCCGGCTTGGCCGCCGTACCCGATGACGTCAGCGAGCGACTCCATCGCCGCCGTCTGCGGGCCGGGCTGGGGCATCCATATGGACTTAACCTTCGAGTCAGGGAGCGACTGGCTTTCCTTAATCCGCGAGGCGATCAGATACCGCCGCTTGTCCGCGTCGCTCCAGCTCCTCCAGTTCGGCGTCAATGTCGTCTGCATCGGCTTTGAGTATCTTCGCGATCCATTCCGGTAGGCCCAGCGACTGCCGCTCGATGTCGATGCCCGTCTTGATCGCGGCGATGGCCGTGCGCCCGTCCTCAATGTCGTGCTCGGAGAGGTGCTTGATGCCTTTGAGCCGCAGGAGTTGACCGGCCTGCTGCTGGGCTTTGAGGAAGTCGGCGGTTCTGCGTGTGGCCTCCGTGTCGGCGATCTTGGCAGCGGCATTGTCCCGCGCGTCGGCGCGGTCATACCAGGAATAGATGTCTGCCCAGCGGTAAAGTATCTTCCGATTTGTTCCGACGTTTTCCGATGTTTTCCGAAAGTCACGCCGGGCCGCGTACCAGGCTTCGTAGGCTTCCCGGTGCTGGCTTGTTTCAGATCGTGCCATGTTCAATCAGTTCGGCGGCCTCTAAATCGGCGGCTTCTAAATTGGAGCGAACGGGTAGCGTCGAATCTCCCCCTGCGGTGTGACCCGCCGTGCCGCCTTCTGCACTTCGTTCGCGTGTCTGTTCGGGTCGTTTTGGGTAGGGTTTGGCGAGCGGCTTGACTTGTTGCCTCATTCCGTCGTCTAGGGGCAGGTAGTAGGTATGTTTCCATTCCGCCGGGCCGTATTCAACGCTTAGGCCGGTCATCTGCCGTATCTTCTCAGGGCTTGCCGTCCCCCACCGGCTGGATGCCGCGCGCTTGTGAAGGAACACGCCCGCAACGCGAACTGCGCGTTGCGGGCGTGAGGAACCGCCATAAACCCATCCCATCGCCTGATAGATGCCGCCGTGGTGGTTCTGCACAGGGTCGGCGTAGGAGATAATCAGGCGAAGGCCGGGGCAGTGTTTCCGCATCAGCCTCAGAGCAACGGAAACGATTTTAGAGACGGGGGCAGAATGTCCGTTCAGGGCCACGCGGGTCAGCTCGCAGACTTCCAACTGTGTCAGGCCGTAAGGCGTCCCGATGTTGTTGTTGGCACCCCGGCTAAAGACCACCACGCCGATAAACTTGTCATTCTCCCAGACGCCGACCTTGACGCTCTTCCCCGCAGGCATCTTCCCGCTGTAATGCCAATTTTTACAGGCATAGTCAGCGGCGGCGTGGTTGGCCCAATCAAGACGGAGCGAACTCATGTCCGCATTCCGGGCAGGTACATTTTGCTTTTTCGTCAAGTCGCCCCTGCTCGTCAATGCCCGTCGGCTCAAACACCGGCCCGGCGAGTCCGTCAATCAATTCCTGAAGCGCGTCCCCGTCGAACCCGGTTCCCGCCAGCCCCTTTTCCGTCGCCGCAAGTTCAGCGAGCAGTTCGGCCAGGGCGTTCGGGTCGTTGGTGGCGATGTCCGAAGTCTGATTGTCCGAAAGCATCAGGCGCAGGGCGCGGTCATTATCACATTCCAGCCAGATCACCGGCACGGCGGGCAAGCCGAGTTCTTCGGCAGCGCGTAAGCGGTGATTGCCAATGATGACGTGCCGCGTTGACCGCTGAACTACACACGCGCCGTAGAACCCATTCGCCTTGATGTTCTCAATGATCGCCCCGAGATCACCCTGCCGGGCATTCCGAGGGTGGAACTTGAGCGAACAAACGGCGACCTGCTCATAATCACCGTTTATGATAGCCGGGATCGTCAGACTTTTTGCCATACGTAAACGCCGTGCCTACAATCTCTCCGCCCGCCGCGTCTCCCACCGATCCAGGTCGGGCCGGGCCAGCAGCGGGGTCATCAGCGTCCTGCCGGGGGGCGCGGGGGCCGTGCGCCGGGCCTCGGACTCCGCCATCCGCGCGTCGATCTGCTCGGTCGTGATGCCGAGGCAGTACGCGGCTTCTTCACGGGACAGGCCGAGTTTGAGCAGGCGCGAGGCGGAGATCATGACAGAACCTTTACCGCCGGAGAGGAACGAGGTGCATACCATTGGCTTTAGATTGTCCCTCGAAGATGCTCACTGCGGCAGGGAGCGTCAGGTTGCCAAGCTGTGTCCGCTGGTCGATAGAGTACAGGTTGTTCCCTTGCGGGTGATAGTGCATCTGGCACTCTTCGCAGGCGAATTGGGTGATAGAGTCAAACTCCGCGAGGGTAAGCCGAACTCTGTCTTTTCTTTGCTGACGGGTCACGGGCATACTCCTGACACAATACATCAGACACAAAAGGGCCATCGCCGCTTTTCAGCAGGATGGCCCACGGGGTTTAACGTCTCACGCACTGGACGAAGAAAGTTATGGGATCATCTTACATCCAGGATGACTCTCGCGTCAAGGGGTTTCAGCAGTTAGGGGTTCATTCGCGGCCCACGACTTTTTGAAGGCCCGCTTTGCCGCGCTGCGGGACAGGGCGTAACCGGGCAGGATACGGGCCGCCTCCTGCATGACCTGGCCGGGCGTGGGCACCCGTCCGCCGCGCCGGTGCTGACACCGGACGATGCACAGTCGGGCCAGCAGTCCGGGATAGTCGCGCAGCCATTCGGCGGGCAGGGTGATGCTCGCGGGCGCGTCGTGGGCGGCGGGTGGGTATCCGCCGCTGGGGTCAAAACCTTGCACTAGGCTGCTCCAAAACCTGCCGCTCCACGGTGTGCGCCACGGCGTCACGGAGCAGGAAAACGGCGGTCACGGCGTTGTTCATGTCAGTGTTCATGTCTTAAGCCTCAGCCGGGTTGTTCACCCATAAACCCTGTCCAGCAATTCTTTCGCCTGCCGCACCTGCAAGAATCGCTCGGTGTCTCCGGTCGCCGGGTTGTCCGGGTGAACCCGAGCACTTGCGACCCGGTAGGCCCGGTTGCGCTTCTCAGCATCTCGCATGATGTCGTCCACGCTGATCGTTTCAGACAGCGGATGCCCCACTAGCAACTCCCCGATCAGCAGCGCCGCCGCCGCCGGGTCTCCAGCCCCGCCTCGGGCGTCCGGCAGCGCCTGCCAGCCCTTATACTGCTGGCCGTCGGTGCCGACCCCGTACAGGCCCGCGAGCCGCAGGTGCTCCAGGTGCATGGCGACCGCGCGCAGGTTGTTCTGCCACTTGGTGAAGCGGTCGAAATAAAGGCGCAGCGGGCCGTGGCGGCTGTCGAAGGCCAGGATGACGCCCGGATGCGTGGCGATGGCCCCGGCGCGGGGCAGGCCGTCCTGGCGCAGGTCTTGCTCCCGTAGCGCGATCTGCAACACGATGTTTTTGGCCGACAGTGCGGAAAGCTCGCGTCGCAGCACAGCCAGCGTGTCCTTCAGGGCGGCGGAGAACGGCCCCAAGTCCCGGTCGTAGCGCGGCTTCCCCGGCCACTGGTCAATCGGGCGCAGGGAGATGTCCAGCGTATTTTTCAGAGTCACCCAATCGCTCATGTAGGGTCCTCCCCAGTCGTCATATTGTAACCTCCACTCGCACTAACCTCCACTCGCCTCATATCCCCATCATATCCCCATCACCGTCTCCACCCACGCCCCCTTGACCCACCGCACCAGCCGCAGCGGCCACGGGTACATCTCGGCACAGATGCGGATTTTCACCTGAGCGTCCTCCCTCATGAAGCCCTTGCACTCTTGCAACTCTAGGGTGCCAGGCGTCCCATCTTCGCCGTCGGCAAGACAGACGAGGAAATCAGGAGTATACCGGCATCCGTCGGCCAGCTTCAGCGTTATTGACTCAAACCGATACCAGGCCACGTCCCCGGCGCGGCGTCGGAAGTCCAGCTCCTGCGCCCAGCGCGTTTCCAGTTTGTTCATCCGGCCCGGCGTGTGTGACTGATGATGTGACTGTGACTGGCCGGGGCCTCGGGTCTGGATTGGCCGGGGCTGCTGCGCCGAAGTAGTGCTTGCGGCGGGGCTAGGCCTGATCCGTCTCCCGCTCCCGAGCGGGTAGTTGACTGGATTTGGGTTCATAGGCATCGCGACAAAAATAGCGCGTGGGTTTCCGGCATCACAAACCAGCCTTTCGTCGTGCCGGGGATAATCATAAAAGGCAACTCTGGCAGGTTATACTTCTGGGCGGTCATCAAGCCCATTTTGCCGAAGGGCTTAACTAGAGCCGGAACAATCTTGCCCTCCCTGAACAGCGCCATTAGGCTGGTGAGTTCTCCGTCAAGGGAGATGGCACTGTTCAGACTCACAGGCTCAAACACCGATATTCTGGTCTCGGAGCCGTCTTTGCCCCGGCGGGACTTAGGGCGGGGTGCGCCGACTGCGTTCATGCGTTTCTCCTCTGCGTTCATACGTCCTCGCTTTCCGGCTGCCCCGACTCGTCACGCCACGTGCAGCCGTAGATGTGCCACGCCGCGCGCGGGCAGGAGGGCCGAAAGCAGCAGGGGCACACAAGGGGCAGCGCGCGGCCCGTCCAGGGGCCGGAACCCACAAGGATGGGCTGATACCCTTGCCCGTCCGCACAGGACCGACACCGGCACTCGCTGACGGGCAGGGCCGCGCTGTCGTCCCAGGGCAGCTTCACCTCCCATAACTGCCGTTCGCCGGTGATGGCGTCCGCCAGGAACAGGTTTTGGAGCGTCCCCGGCTCGCGCATGATGGCGTCTTCAGTGGCGAGGCACTCGCGCCACTCGCGCAGATTGTAGGCGTCGGCGGCCTCCCGTTCCGTCAGGGCGGGCATCACATTTTCCGCGTCATCGCTCATCCGCCCGCCCTCCCCCCGAGCGCTTGCCCATCGTCACCCTGCCCGTCGCCCGCAGCCTCGCCCGCAGCCTCGCCCGCAGCCTCGCCCGCAGCCTCGCCCGCAGCCTCGCCCGCAGCCTCGTGCAGAAGCCGCGCCAGGTGCGCCACCGCCGCGCCGTCATAGCCGGGCGTGTCCCCGGCGGCCTTGATCGCCTCGACCCGCGCGACGAGGGCGGCGAGCGTGGGCATATCGCTGGGCCAGAGGTAGACCATCATGTCCCGGACCCCACGGCACTCCCGGTCTCTACCATCCGCAGCGGCCCGGTCCGCGCCTCGATGCTCGCCAGGACTTGCGCGGCCTCCTCCCTGGTCTCATGCGCCACCGAAACATCTGCCGGCGCGGGCAATGCAGAAAGAGTGGGCGGGCTTGCGGCCTGGTATTCAAGCCGCAGGGCATTGATCACCGCGTCGGTTGCGCCCCCGAGGATGCCCGCCGCCAGCTTCAAGAGCTGCGCGGCGTTCGTACTGTTGGCCTCTTCGGCGCAGAACGCCACCCATCCGCCCCGCGCCGCCGCCAGCCGCCGCAGGTTCGGGTCAGTCCATACAGGTTCCCCAGCTCTCATCAGGCGCGGCATCTCGGGGTCGGGCACGACATACGCCCCGTACTTGTCCCGCTGCCCGTACAGCCGCGCCACAAGCTCATCCGCCGCCAGCGGCTTCGGGCGGGTGATCTGCTCCCACAGCGTTCGGATTTCCCGCACCGAGGGCCGCCAATCCCAGTGGCGGATGATCTCGCGGCGCAGGATCAGCCCGGCCTCGTCGGGCAGGTCGTCAAGGCCGATCAGGTACGCCTCGTCATGGGCCGACGTCCACTTTTGGTCCGCCTTCATCGTGGACAGCACGGTGCAAATGTCTGAGACAAGCTTGGTGTTCACGTTTCAGCCCCCCTTCCGCGTCTCGCTTTTGGCCCGTTCTTCGGCTTCGCCCCGCTGCCTCTCGCGGATGGCCTCAAACCGCGCCTCTCGCTCGTTCGAGGCGGCTTCAAGGGCCGACACGCCCGGCGGGCCGGGGAGGCCGCCACTGCCGCTCCCCCTGGCCCCGATCCAGCGGTCAATCGGCCTGCCGACGAAGGTTTCCACGCTGTACCCGCTCTCCGAAGCCCAGCCGTCACGCAAAAAAGCACAGATAGCCGCCCGGTACTTCGGCTCTCTCACTCTCGCCAGCATCCCCTTCAAGTCTCTGGTGAAACGAGGCGGGATGTCAGGCGGCTCTCCGACCTTCTCGGTGAACAGGTCAATGAAAATCTTCACGGCGTTGTCTGATGTTACTGAACTTTCGTCAAGTTGCGCCGCTTTCTCCCTGGCAGGCGGCGAAGACGCAATCTTTGACGGCTTCGCCGCGCCCTGGTAATTCTTATTACCAGGGCCTTTCTCTTCCGAAGGAGAAGGAGAAGGAGAAGGAGAAGGAGAAGGAGAAGGAGAAGGAGAAGGAGAAGGAGTAGGAGAGACGCCCTTTTGCGGCGTTTCTTGCTGTTCCTTGCCCTTTTGCGGCGTTTCTTGCTGTTGTTCGGCGGCATCAGCAGAAATCGCCGCTTTTGGCCGCTTACTAGTGTTAATATAGGATTGGTGGCGGAACCATGATTCTTCGGGGAATTGCAGGTATTCTCGCCTTTCTTCGCCCTCCCGCCGCCACAGGCCCGCCGCCACGAGCTGCTGAATGGCGACGGCGACTTCTGAAGACTTGATCGGAAGGGCGGGGCAGACCAGAAGACGGAACTGAGTCGAGTCGTTTGTGATCTGGCCGAAGTCGTTGGCGTGGGGGATGGCCCATGTGTAGAGAAGCAGGGGCAGCGGCCCCCACTCCTCAGCGACGTAAGCCAGCTTGGGGTCGGTGCTGATGTCCGTGGAAATGCTTCGGCGTCGGCTCATCGGCTCACTCCTAATCGTCCGGGTACAGGTCTTGTTCCATGCCCGGCTCATCCCCGTACCCGGTCGGCCCCGTGCCGCACCGCCGGAAGTGGAGCGAGCCGTCCGCGTTGTACCGCTCGGTCTTGCCGTCCTCGAAGGCCATGCGGACAGGCAGCCCGCACTTGGCGCAGGGCTTGATCTCGCCTGCCGCCTTGATCTCGCCTGCCGCCTTGATCTCGCCTGCCACGGGGCGGCTCGCGGCGGGCCGGGCCGGGGTGGATGATGCCCGTGTCTGGTATGCCGGTCGCTCCGTCTTCTGCATCTCCTCCCGGCTGGGGCGACGGTCGCCGCTGTACCCGCAGTTGGCGAGGGCGCGGCCTACGGCGGACGTGTCGCAGTTCTCGGCCCATGATGTGCTGTTGGGTCCGCTGCCGCTCTGGTGCTCCTGTGCGATCCCCACGCCGGTAGGCCGCGCATTAGCCTGGCTAAACCAAACCTCGGCGCGAATGATGATGCTCTTGTGGTCGGGCGTCACGCCCGCGACTTCGGTAATGACCGCGCCGCCGGGGTGGTCTGCCCAGAACTTTTGCAGGCGGCTGTGAACTGTGTCATAGTCGGCGGGGTTGAACGCTGGCATCGCCTTGTGTCTCCTCAGTCTCTCCATGCGCGTCCGCGTCCGGCGTGTCCGCCCCGCACAGGCCCGCCATGAGCACCTTCTGCCCGAGCGTCAGGGGCGCGTCGCCAAAGCAAGCCTCCCTGCACATGGAGCAGCGGTCGTCCTCGCCGGCCACGCGCGCCCGGCAGCCGCAGTCACACGCGCAGGTAAAGCGTTCCGGTGGGTTCATCGCCCGCCAGTCGGCCTCGTCCTGCTCCGTCCATTCCTCGCGGTCGCCTGTTAGCGTGTCAGCCAAAGACGGCCTCCGCTTGGGGTAGCACTTTGAAGCCCGCGAGGGCGGTCTGATGCAGGTAGGCCGGGTTGCCGCCGTCTAGCGGCACGACCTTGCACTCGCCATTTTTCGGGTCGATGCCCTCAATCCGGCCCGTCCACGGGCGGCCCGACACGAGGGCGGATGTTTCCACGAGGTCGCCCACGGCAGCAACGTACTCAAAGCCGATGACCGTCACCTCCATTTCTGGGGTGCATCCCGTGTGGGTGGCGCAGAAGAAAGCCACGAACTGCTGCGGGGTCATGTCCGGGAAGCCCTCCCGGTCCACGTCTCTGCGTCCGATGCCGGGTTCCATCCTCGTTTCCCGCAACAGACAGTTTAGCCGCTCACGGAAGATGTAGGTGACGCGGATCACGCGCAGATTCTCTACCCGCTCGCATTTTTTCAAGCCCTGGGACTTGACGACGGCTTGCAGCTCGTCACCGCGGTTAAGCGTCTTCCAGCCGAGTCGCCGTGTCTGGGTCTTGGTCCCGGCCATGATCTGCGGGACGGTAAGCGCGAAACTCATGTTTCTCATCGGGTCACCTCAGCCAAAGACGGCCTCCGGGTCGTAGTCATCTTCACGGGGCGTCACCAGTGCGTCGAGTTCGCCCATCCGGCTCAATATCCACGAGTCGGCGGGCAGGAGTAGGACCAGATAAGGACGGCCATGCCCGAGCCGAAAGCACTAATCAGGCAGTCGGGGACGCTCCCGGTTTGGTTGTAGAGGGCGCGCACAGCGTCCACATATTCGGCGATCGTCCGCTCTAACAGCGGCTCACGGCCGTCTCGGTTTGCCATAGTTTCTCAAATGCCTTCACGCCTTAACTCCCACATTTCACAAGCAGGGTGTAGTCTCGCGGCTCCTGCCCTTCTCCGTCGCCCCGAACGTATATCCAGCAGCCCCCGCGCTGACTCCCTGGCCGCCGTGAGTTCAGCCCATCGCTCGCTCCAAAAATGATGCGGGCCGCGCAGGTCATCCATCAGGGCGCACGTCTCCCCGGACAGCAGGATCAGGGCGGCGTACTGCTCGCTTGTGAGCATGTCCAGCGGACTGGTTGCGGGCGTGTCGGTCATGGCGGCTAAATCTCTCTGGCGTCGGCGGCGAGACCGGGCAGGGCAAATGTGAACGGGCGGACGGGCTGTTTATTGTCGAACGCGGCCATGAAGGCGACGACTTCAGGCGGGTTCCTAAACAGATTCCGCCGCCGGACACCGCTGGGGACGGGGCCGCATCGCCAGATGGACGTGCTTATCTCGCCTACGTCCACCAAGGCGTCGCCGGGCCTGCCGATCCCGTAGGCACGGCGCACAGCCAGAGCAACAGGGCAACAGTACCTGTCGCCGCGCTTGCCCTTGTTGATGTCGTTCTCAGTCACTTCTACCTGCATGGCTCTTCATCTCCCCTCGCCGCCTCCCATTCCCGCACCATCTCAATCATCGCCTCCGGGTCCCAGTAGGGCGACATCTCCGCCCTGTCTTGCCCCCAGACCTCGGCCCTGCCGCCTTCGGTGTAGACCGTGGCGCACAGCCCGTTTTCGTCCTTGACCGTGTAGCATCGGGTTTTCTTTGCTGGGTCGGCGTTCTCCGGCGCGGGGCGCACGTAGGGGCCGGGGCGCACGTAGGGGCCGGGGCGCACGTAGGGGCCGGGGCGCACGTAGGGGCCGGGGCGGGTGATCGACTGCTGCGTCACGATGCGTCCCCGAACAGGCCGCCCAGCCCCGCCACGGCCCGCAGGTGCCCCGGCCC